GAAAATGGGGAAATTTATAAAGCAGAGGAGGTGTGATGTGCCGAAGTTCATGGTTTTACGGACGGTAGTCGAACGGTACGAAGTAGAAGCGGCATCGGAAGCCGACGTGGCGAAGATGTTTGCGCACGACCCGCAAATAAGGGAAAAGCTGGTGGACACTGACCCTGCGGATGTGCCTCTGGTGATCGAGCCGCTGTACGAAGAGCAGGGGGGTTAATATGGCCGCTCAATTGGCAAAACGTATATCCAACGTGTTTGACACGATGAAGACCGGATCACAGTACCCTGTCTTGCGGGAAACATTCGCGCGCAAGGCGGGCGAGCTTGTTCGGGTCGACACATTTAGGCAGCTGGTCTTTACCGGCGCGTCATTCATCCGCAAGAAAGGCTTTTATGTGTGCGACGAAGAGTACGTGGAAAAGGAAATGCCCGGGGTGGACATAGACGTGTTTCCACAGAAGGATTCGTTCGGGAAGGCTATAGCGACGGTCAGAATCAACCGCGAGATCATCGGCGACATGATCACGGCACAGGAATTTGTTAATGTCAAAGCGCAGCAAACTTTTGACGAAATGTTGGTCACGGTCGATAATCGGGGCGAAGTTTGCTTGACGGCGACCGATGGCAAGAGTTTGTTTTTTAGCCGACGCTCGGTGGCATACCCTGTTATACTTCCGCCGAAGGAAGCATCGAAGAAAAAAGAGGACGCGTCCGATACAGCGAGGGTACAATACAGCGAGGATCGCGTTCAGTTTACTTTGCCCGTATCCGGCGGAACAATAACCGTGTTACAGCGTATCGCTGAATCTACGTGGGATGACACGGGCATGACTGTATACGCGGACGGCGTGATGTTTACGGCAGGGGAGTGGCAGTACAGCGTAGCGTTCAGAGAAGATTTTTCCTTTCCGGAATTAGGATGGGTCATGGCTGAACAAGACGCCCGCCATTTTAACTTAGGCGGGGTATACAAAGAAGCCGTTCGTCTGCGCACGACAGCGGCCCGGCTGGACGGTAACAAGGCGTTATGCCCGTTTACAATATACGCGGACGGAAAAGTGGAAGCGTGCGCGATCAAGCGCGACGTGACCATCCACTCGATCGAAGATAGAAAAATATGTTTAGGCAAAACGCAAGGGCGCGCGGTTTTCGTTATGGGGCTTGCTCCCGCGAACAAAGAAGACAAGCCGGATTACTTAATGCGGGTAAACCTGCCTCGTTTTATCAGCGCGTTTGCCGCGGTGGCGGACGCGCGCAACGACGCGGTAAAGATTTACGCGGGCAACCGGCTGGATCAGCCGTGGTACATTTTTAGAAAAGTAGGATTTTAACAGGAGGGGACTATGTGGAACATCTTGAAGAAGGCGCATATGGGCGGCGTTATCAACGCGATCAGGCTGGCAAAGAACGGCGGGTTCGAGATCATGGACGATGCGAAGTTGATACTAGCGATCTACCCGGGCGGAGACAAGAACATCTTCGCGGAAGAGATCGGCATATTTGACCTCGGCGGTCTGCTTAGCTTGTTTGGTACGATGACCGATCCTAAAGTCAAATACAAAGAACATGTTCTGGTTTTGGAAGAAGGGGAAAACACGTGGAGTTACATGACCGCCGAACCGGGAATAATTTATCAGGCGTATGCTCCCAAAAAGAGCGACGAACACGCTATGGTTTCTTTGAAGAAAGTCAAGCCGGTAAAAGTGATCGTGCATCAGGACCGGATAAAAGAAATAGACAAGTACGCTTCCGCGGTCAAGGACGCGACGCGGATGTTCATCGACAGCAAAAAAGGCATTCGCATAGGCGTGGGCAGCGAGAAGGAAACGTGCGGCGTAGTCGGGCTGGGCGGCGAAGAGAAGCTGGACGGCAGGATTAACTTGCCTAAGCGGGAGTTTCAGGCGATACTTGGCGCGTGTGAAGGCGACGTGGAAATGGAGTTGCGTCCGGATGATCTGCCAGTAGTGCTGAAAGAGAAAGATATTACATTCATAATCCATCAGATCTAAGCCGGGCGTAAACAGGGGGTAGTATGGACGAAGTACGGACGTTGATGTGGAGAGAGAAGTATCGCCCAAAAACACTGGACGATATTGTACTGGACGAAGAAACCCGGGAAAAGTTCAGGGAGATGATCACGCAGGGGAACGTGCCGGATCTGCTGCTGCATGGAAGGGCAGGTACAGGCAAGACCAGTCTGGCAAAGATAATCATAAACAGCCTCGATTGTGAAAGCATCGAGATCAACAGCTCCATGGATCGCGGCATACAGGTAGTGCGCGACCGCGTGGTATCGTTCAGCGTAGCGCGGTCGACAAAGCGCTGGCGCATCGTACTATTCGAGGAGTTCGACGGAGCCACGCCGGACTGCCAGCAATCGCTGCGCAATTTAATGGAAATGTATAATGACCGCGTGCGTTTCATTCTGACCTGTAACTACCCCAGCAAAGTCATCGACCCGATCCGCAGCCGTTGTACGGAAATAGAATTCAAATCATTGTCTAATAAAGAGTGCGTGCGCCGTTTAAAAGCCGTGCTGGACGCGGAAGGAGTGCAATACGGCAATGAATGTGTTTTACAGGCGGTAGAACTTTGCAACTCCGATATGCGATCAATGCTTAATTTACTGCAGCAAAGCACGCGCGGCGGCACGCTGCGCGAACTGCGCAAGGAAACCAACGACGGAGCCGCGATCATCGAAGCGTTGAAAAAGAAGGACATCGCGGCAATACGGAGCATGGCGTATCGTATTGATCACACCGCGTGCTATCGGTACATTTTTGACAACGTAGCCGCGTTCGAACTGGACGTGGAAACGCGCGCGGATAGGATGCTGCAGATAGCCGAGTACTTATTCCGTGACGCCAGCATCGCCGACAGAGAGCTGAATTTTATAGCCTGCTGTACGGCGTTGATCAACAAGGACAGTCATGTTTGACCTTTTTGTGAATCTTTTTGAGAAGAACGCGCCGCCCGGAAATCCGGAGATGTACGCGGACAAGGTGTACGTGATCAACCGATGGCTGGCGAACGAACCTGCGTTCACGGAGATCGTCGCGCAACTGACCAAATACATGCCCGTGCTAGGTGGACGGTACTACCATTTGCTGTACGCGTTGATACCGCGGTCGCGTTTTTACATAAAATACCCGAAGAAAGATAAGCTGGACGAATACGAGCGCGCGGTAGTCCGCGCGGTCCAGCGGGTCTTTTGCTGCAATGGCAGAGAGGCGTACATCACCAAACAAATATTGGAAAAAGACGGCATTGACGTGGAACGGTTATTAGGGCTGAATATCAAAGGGGGTAAGGATGGGAGAGAAGTACCAGTCGATGAAACGGACACTAACAGAACTGCGGACGCGCCAAGAGGAATTGCGGGGGGAAAAGAGCAAGCGGTACAAAGGCTACGTGACACAGATCTGGCAGTTCGATCAAAAAAGAAAAGCCGTAATAAGAAAGTACATGCGTGAACACAAGCAGCTTGACCGGACACTAAAGGAAATTGATTCAATCGTCGGACGGATAAAGCAGGAAATACAGGTGATTAAGTATGGTAACGCTTACGCGCAAAGAGCTAAAAGAGATTCTATTCAGATGCCGGTTTGAAGAAACAGTGGCGATCGTGCGTAGTTTGCGCGTCAGCAAGCTGGTGGAAGATGCGGGTTTTGTCGCGGCACGGAAGGTAATTGACGCGCACCCCGGTGATTTTACTTACGACCAGAAAAAGAAAGCGGACGTGGTTCGGTTAAGCCAAGAATTGAATATGCTGGTTGATACGCTAAAACCGGCCGTGATCACCGAAGCGCTGCGTTTTTACGGATGGAAGGTCACGATAACGGAGGATCATGCAGAAGACGAGATTGTGCCAAACATGTACGTACCACAAAGAGGTTTTTGTACCGGCAACTGAAGTGCAGGAACCGGAGATACTCTGTGTCGGAGAAGCGCCGGGCAGGCAGGAAGCGCACGACCTAAAGCCTTTTGTCGGACCCAGCGGGCAGCTGATCCGTAAGATGCTGCTCAGCGCGGGATTTGACCCGGTGAAGCAGGCATGGGCGAACGCGGTGATGTGTTTTCCGCAAGCGCAGCCCGACCCGTCCAAGTCGGATAACCCGGCATATGTCGAGCCGACACGCGGTACATTTGAAACACCGGACAAGAAAGACGCGCAGGTATGCACGCAGCAGAACCTGCTGCCGCTGATCGACCGGCTGCGTCCCAAGTCAATTTTATGTCTTGGTGCTGTGGCGACCAGCATATTTTTTGACAGCAGGTTGAAAGATGTGTCTGGGCAAGCCAAGACGTGGAACGGCATACCCGTGATCAGTACATACCATCCGTCGTACGTCCTGCGTAGTCCTGAAAAGGAATCCGTCTTGCGCAAGGACATCCAGAAGCTGCGCGTCATGCTGTACCCGCAAGGGCTAAGGCGCAAGTTTTTTGTGGTGCGCGACCGGGAAATGCTTGAGCGCGCGCGGCGTTGGTTGGAAGAGAAGATGCGGCCGGGAACGCTGCGCGTCGGCACGGACATCGAGACCAATACGCTTGACCCGCTTGATCCACACGCGTTGATAAAGTGCGTAGGGTTCGGCGACGATAAACAGGCGTACACTATTTTCATAAATCAGAAAGACCCTGTGTACAACGAGCAGGCGGTGGAATACGTGCGCTGGCTGCTCGCGCGCCCGGACATCGTACACTCGTTTTGTCGCAGCTGGTTTGACGTTAAATTTCTTTTGTCCAAGGGGATCACGGTGAATCGTTTCGAGGATATACAGGCAAAAGCGTTTTTGCTGAACGAGAACCGCTACGAGTACGGATTAAAAGAACTGTCGCTGGAGTACATCGGGGAATACACCAACACGATGAATGATAAAGATGAAGAGGAACTCGGCCGCTACTGCGGAGAGGACGCCAGCAACACATACATACTCGACGGCATATTTGACGCGAAACTGCGTCCCGGGCTGCGTCAGGTGCATGACAAGGTGATGATGCCGATGGTGCCTGTGATCAACGAGATGATGCTGACCGGAATAAAAATAAACAAAGAGTACGCCAAGTCTTTAGAGAAAGTTGTTGAAAAAGAAAGCGCGGATTTGCGGGAAAAGCTGTCCAAGGACTACCCGGTGTTTAACGGCATCAACATTCATTCTCCCGACCAGCTGCAGCGGATCGTGTACCGTGTTTTGAATATGAAGCCGACGATTAAGACCAAGACAGGATACTCCGTGGGTGAACCGGTGCTTAGCCACTTCGCCGAAGAAGGGCAACGCTGGGCGCAGTTGATACTGGACATCCGCGGCAAAGACAAGCTGTTGAGTACATACGTCAAGGCGATACCACGGCAGGTCAGCTTTGACGGAAGGATACGTACCGAATACAACCTGATCGGGGCCA